ACGGGGTGCGGCAACAAGTCCCGCCATCTAACACCAACTCAATCCCAATCGTTTACGGTGACGCTTATCTTGGTGGTGTGTTTGTTGATGCGGTCTTATCAATCGATCAAAAAACAATGTATTACGTCTTGGCTGTCTCGCAGATTAGCCCTAACGGGCAATTCTCATTTGACACAACCAAAATGTATTGGCAAGACCAGATCATCGGGTTTGATGGCACAGACCACACCAAGGTCATCACCCTGACAGATAACGCGTACCCAACGCCAAACGTCAAAACAAACATTGCCGGTAATCTTTACATCAATCTTTACAAGTCGGACGAATCAGGGACGATCACTTGTTTGAACGGCACAAATCTGCCTAACGTAGTGATGGGTGGCTCAGATATAGCAAGCGCTCAAAGATGGCCTTCTCATAATCGGCAAATGAATGGTTTAGCGTTTGCGATTGTGAAACTAAATTACAACCAAACCGCTGGCACAACAGCGATGCAACCCATTACGTTTTACGCATCGCATTATCTAAACAGCACCGGCGTAGCAAAGCCTGGAGATGTTTGGTATGACTATATAACCAACGTCAAATATGGCTGTGCAATGGATTCGTCTATTGTGGACTCAGCAAGCGCTACTGCACTAAACACCTACTCAGATCAAACCATCTCGTACTACGACAGCAACGGCAATCCTGCAACCCAAGCTCGATACAGAATTAACGGGGTTTTGGACACGGGGCAAGACGTATTGTCAAACCTAGACCAAATTATGCTGGCTTGCGATTCTTGGAATCAATACAACGCCGCAAGTGGTAAGTGGTCGGTCGTTATTAACCAGCCAAGAAGCACCGATTTTGCTTTCGATGACTCAAACATCGTTGGTCAGATTACGGTTAGTGCATTTGATATTTCGCAGAGCATTAACCAGATACAAGCTCAATTTCCTAATAAGCTAAACCGAGATCAAGCGGATTATGTTTATTTAAACACTCCGACTATATATTTATTCACAAACGAGCCAAATAATAAATACACATTAACTTACCAATTGGTTAACGACTCGGTGCAGGTGCAATACCTTGCCACTCGATTGCTTGAGCAAGCAAGGGAAGATTTAATCGTCACCTTTGCAACCACTTATAACGGAATACAAGTTGATGCAGGGGACGTTATTAGCGTCACCAACGCCGCTTATGGGTGGACGAATAAGTTGTTCAGGGTCATCAAAGTGTCTGAGACATCCTTACCAGACGGGAACTTAGGTGCTGCCCTAGAGTTAAATGAATACAACCCAGACGTATATTTAGATGGCGGGTTTAACTCCTTCTCACCTTCACCAAACAGCAACCTATCAAACCCCAACTACTTTAGTAATCTCACGGCTCCGACTGTTGTAAACATCAACACCATCGCAACGGTTCCTCATTTTGATGTGGTCTGCAATATCCCCGCAACGGGTCGGGTGACAAAGGTAACGCTGTTTTACACAACGGTGGCAAGCCCTGCGACAACGGATTGGAAATTGTGGGGCGTTCAAAGCGCAACCAACGCACAGCCTTTCCAGCCATCCTCGTCTTTAAGGTTTGCTGACATCACGTTGCCGGTGAATACTTATTATTTTGGCTACCTCGTGGAGAACGAAAGCGGCGCATCGTCACTTTCCCCGATCTCGTCTAGCCTTAACTGGTCGCCTAACCTCATCACCACTGTGGGCAGTAGCCCTGCGATTTCCGGTAATACGATGACCGGCGCAGGCTCAACCATTGTGTCTAGCGGCAATTTTGCTTTTGGTAACTCAACAACTAATATTTCCTTTGATGGCACTACCATGACCTTAAACGGTAACGTGGTGGCTACGGGAAACATTAACTTAAATGCTGTTTCTGTTTTAGTAAATCCTTCACTTGGTTCAGATCAAACATTCCCTCAATCTGTTTCATTTCCATCTACTTATAACGGATTTTCATATACCGGCGGGACAACAGTAACAGTTAATTATGATTTCTTAACTGCAAGTGTTCCTAACTTAACATCTGGAATCATTTACACAACATTTTTTATAACTGCTATCAGCAACTACATAAATGGAAGTGGATTGCCTATTACTGGATACACAAGCACATCTGTTTTTTCTTTGATAGTTAACGGTTCAGAAGTTGCAACTTACACCGTGTTTAGCTCTAGCACTTTGACTACATACACTTATGTAGTGTCTACAAATTCAGGGATTTCCAATCCTTGCGTAATATCTTTAAGATTAAAAACTGTATCGGTTACTGTTTTTACAGCTTCTGCTGGAACTGTTAGCGGGTATATAACAACACCAACATCTGCTCCAAGTTCAACAACTAACGGGACGCAAATCTTAATTCAAGGATTTAAGCGATGACTTATATTCAACTTAATAATGGCTATGTTTCTCAGGTAATGGAAAGTACATTTATTCCTGATGAAACATGGATTGAATTTAACGATTGGAATAACTATAAAGTTTTGCAAAAAAACTCAACTGATTTATTCCATTATGAGACTTTGACTTGGGTTCAGGCTGATGAAATAACTTGTGCAAGTTTTGCAATTACTGACATATTAAGCAAAAGAAAACAAGAGCTTTTTAACTCAGACTGGACGCAGATACCCAATAGCCCACTTACGGCTGACCAGCAAACCGCTTGGGCAACGTACCGCCAAGCCTTGCGTGACATCACAAAACAATCCGGTTATCCGTTTAATATCATTTGGCCTTCTGCGCCTAATTAGGGCATAATTAAACCGACAAGACATGACAAGATTCCGTCCCCCGCGAGGTCGTGGGGAGCGTCAAAACCTGAGTACAGGAACAAATCATGTCGCTTTTTAGCAAAAATGTCATTACCCAAGTCTCGGGTTTTGATAACCCCCTTATTACCGGCGAGCTTGTCTACCAACAAAAGTGGTATTGGAACATTACCCTTCAAGACGTAGCCGGCGCGCCTGTCAATTTATCGACAGCTACCATTACCGCCAACATTGCGCGGCGCGAGATTTCAAATCTGATTGACACCCGTAATGGTTTGTCATTCGATGTTTCCAATTACACCCCGACACCAACCCCAATCAACCTGACGATCACAAACAAGGTTGATGCGGCGGGGTCTTTTACTTTGGTTATTGATGATACCGCCTGGGGGTTGATTAGCACAGACCCAGAGCTAGACATTAACGCCGTTAATCCTGTTTGCTTTACAGGGAAGATCAAGATTTCATTTGCGGCAAACACTCCAACCCCAGCTGAAGATGACATCATTTTCTTGATGTTCTTGGTTCGCTCGGACGGTGTAACTGTACTTTAAGGATTAAAAAATGGCTGTGTCTAAAGTTGTCGTAGTTGACGGTAATAACCTGATCGTTCGGATTGATCGTGGCGTAGCAGGGCGTAGCGTTACCGATGTCCAACCCGTTGAGATTAACAACGCTTTATATCTTGAGTTTTTCTTCTCGGACGGGACAACCCAAACCGTTGGGCCAGTTGGAACGATTCAGTATTTAGGGCAATCGCCTATCGTTGTCTCGGGTTCTACCATCAGTTTATCCACTGTCCCCGTTACTTTGGGCGGCACAGGGCAAACCACTGCTAATGCAGGGTTTAACGCTTTGGCTCCAGCGCAAACGGGCAATTCGGGTAAATACCTAAAAACCGATGGCACAAACTCGGCTTGGGATTTAATCGATATTTCCACAGCAGACATTACCGGCGTATTGCCTATTGCCAACGGGGGAACGGGTCAAAGCACCCAAGCGGCGGCTATTACGGCTTTGGCGGGTACACAAAGCGCGGGTAAATATTTGCGCTCTGATGGCACGAATACGTCCTTGGCGTCTATTCAAGCAGCCGATGTCCCTACGCTCAATCAAAACACGACCGGCACTGCGGCTAATATCACCGCAACCAGTAACTCAACGCTGACGACTTTAAGCGTTTTAAGCCTGCCAGGTTCTCAGGTCACGGGCAATATCTCGGGTAACGCCGCAAACGTCACCGGCACTGTCGCTATTGCGAACGGAGGCACAGGACAAACGACCGCTAACGCTGCCTTTAACGCTCTTGTGCCTGCTCAGACCGGAAACTCCGGTAAGTTTTTAACAACTGACGGTTCTAATACGTCTTGGTCGGTTAACCCTTTAGGCACAGTGACATCGGTGGCTGTGTCTGGTGGCACGACAGGTTTAACGACCTCTGGTGGCCCGATCACCACATCAGGCACTATTACCCTTGCCGGTACGCTTGGGGTCGCTAACGGTGGCACTGGCGCTACTACGTTGACAGGTTATGTGTATGGCAATGGAACAGGGGCTTTTACAGCCTCAACAACCATTCCCACATCGGCTTTAACTGGAAACTTTGTTTCTACGTTTAGTGGCGGCACAACGGGTTTATTGCCATCTTCTGCAACTGCTGGCGCTGTTACATTGTCCGGTACTTTAGCGGTTGCTAACGGCGGCACAGGGGTGACTTCTTCTAGCGGTGCGAACTCGGTTGTATTGCGTGACACAAATCAAAACGTGTTTGCCAATAACTTCATTCCTAATACAACCACAATCACTTCTAGTTCTACACCGATTAACCTGACGATTGCTTCAGCGCAATATCAGATCGTTAATGGCAGTACGCAATCACAGCAATTTAACTTGCCTGATGCCACTACGCTAACAATCGGTGAGACGTATTATTTCAACAATAACATTACTTATTCATCCGTACAAATTAACGCGCATGATGGCACTACATCAATCCTAGCGTTACAAGCAGGTGGTGCAGCACACGTTATTTTGTTAAGCAACTCAACGACTAACGGCACTTGGGATGTGCACTCCTATGTTCCCACATCAGCATCTTGGGGCAACGCTACTTTAAGTTTTAATTCGGCAAGCAGCATCTCTGGTTCGGTTACTTGGTCTGGTAATGCAGTCGGTATCGCTTATGGCGGTACGGGGCAGACAACGGCTAACGCAGCGTTTAACGCTTTAGCACCTAGCCAAGCAACCAATGCTGGCAAATACCTGACCACAGACGGAACAAACACATCTTGGGCAACCAACCCCTTGGGTACAGTGACCAGCGTGGATGTTTCTGGCGGTACAACGGGTTTAACGACCTCTGGTGGCCCTGTTACAACTTCTGGCACTATTACCCTTGCTGGAACGCTTGCTGCGGCTAACGGCGGTACAGGCTTAACCTCCTTCACCGCTAACGGTGTTGTCTACGCATCGTCTACCAGTGCGCTTACTACTGGTAGTGCGCTGACTTTTAACGGAACGAATTTTGGCATTACTGCTGGAACAGGCACGGCTGCGATATATGCCTCAATTACAAACACTGGGGGAAATCTTTACATTGGGCGGGACAACAGCACTGGTTCAGTTTTTGGGCATGCGGCATACGCATCAGAGGTTTATTCAACTGGTAATTACCCTTTAATTTTTACAACAAATGCTTTTGAAGCATACCGAATTGCGGGCGATGGCACGTCTATATGGACAATAAGTACCTCCGAACAAATGCGCCTAACCACCACAGGGCTGGGTATTGGGACAAGTTCGCCTTCCGCAAAGCTGCAAGTAGCAGGTAACTTATATCTGTCAGGGGCTGCTCGTAATATTTATGCTGAAAACGGAAGTGGTATTTTCTTCAATGGCCTGAACGGGTTTAACTCCGGCCTTTTCTCCAACGCATCCGGAAACACGCTGTATTTCAACACCGGCACAGGGGGAACGTCGATGACCCTCGACTCCTCCGGCAACCTTGGACTGGGTGTTACTCCTAGTGCTTGGGGAAGTGCGTACAGGGCAATTC